AAGATGCCCTCAAGAAGACCGAGAAGCAGTACCAGGACTTGCTGGCCAGCCAGAGTCTCACGGAGCAGGAGCGTAAGGCCCTGCAAGCCAACCTGGAAATGGTGCAAGGCCAACTGCGCAGCAAGGAGGAACAGCTTCTCCTGGAAAAGAAACAGATCGAGGAGGCTTACGCCAACAAGATACAGGAGACGGAGAAGAAGGCGGCTCACTTTGAGACGCTCTACCGTGATTCCACCATCGAACGGGCGCTCCAGGACGCCGCCGTGAAACACGAGGCGTGGAGCCCTTCACAAGTCGTCTCTTTGCTTCGCCTACAGACGAAGATGATCGAGGAGACGGACTCCAAGACCGGCAAGTTGACCGGCAAGTATAAGCCGATGGTCGAAATGCAGGCGCTCAACACGACCACGGGCGAGATGGAGACCAAGGCGTACACTCCCGAGGACGCCGTGAAGAAGATGAAAGACACGCCGGACGTATGGGGCAACCTCTTCAAGTCCGGCGTAGTCTCGGGCATCGGCGCGGGAACGGCTACCGGCGGCCTTTCGCCGGGTCAAGGCGGCAGACTGACTGCGGCGCAGTTGCGCAACATGACGCAGGAACAGTATCTCGAAATCCGGGCCAAGCACCCTGAATTGCTCGGATTGAGACCTTCGCCCAAGGGCCGCTAACGCTCTCAGGGGCCGGTATGAAAAGGTCTGCTCTCATGCGGCGGGTCGTGGTGACTCGCCTTGGGTGAGCAGAGGTCACACGAAACAGTTTGGAGAACAGCAATGAATCGTTTGTACCTCAGCCAGCCGTTCACGGCTTGCTACGAAAACGACCTGGACGCCTTCATCCCCGAGTTGTGGGCGCGCGAGGGCCTGGCCCTGTTGAACGGCAACTTGGTCATGGCCCAACTGGTCAACCGCGACTTCGAGAACGAGGTCGCCAAGTTCGGCGATGTAGTGAACACCCGCCGGCCCGGCGAGTTCAAGATTCGCCGCAAGAAGGACGGCACCAACCTGGTGCAGCAGGACGCCGTGGCCACCAACGTGCAAGTGCCGTTGGACCAGTGGTTTTACTCGTCCTTCGTGATCCGCGACGGGGAAGGCAGCAAGTCCTTCCAGGAGTTGAGCCAGATTTACCTCCAGCCCGCGATGAAGACCATCGCCGAGGGCGTCGATCGCGCCCTGCTGGGCCGAGTCCACGCCTACCTGGGCGGCCCCGCCAGCCGCGTGGGCAAGCTGAGCGGCCTGTCGGCCAGCACCGCCAAGGATTGCGTGCTGGACGCCCGCGAGAAGCTGAACGTCGCCAAGTGCCCCAACGACGGCCGCAATTTGGTCATGGCCCCGACGAGCGAGACGGCCATGCTTAAGACCGACCTGTTCCTCAAGGCCAATGAGCGCGGCGACGGCGGCAACGCCCTGCAAAGCGCCATCCTCGGCCGCATCCTTGGCTTCGACACCTACATGGACCAGAACACCAACTGCGTCCTTTCGGGTGCCGACACCGACAGCGATCCGGTCACGGACCCCTTTGAGGCGGGCACCGCCGCCGGCACGCACATCACCTCGGTGCTGGCTCCGGCCGCCGGTGAGTTCGTGAACATCGCCGGCAACGACCAGCCGACGTGGTGCGTGGCGACCGACGCCGCGTACTTCACCCTGAACGAGGCCCTCAAGTACGCCACCGAGGACAACGCCGTGGCGACGCGCATCAAGGCGTGCGCCTCGACGGCCGACTACGCGGCCGGCTACAGCGAGGGGATCGTCCTGGATGGCTACACCGCCGGCAAGGCCCCGCAGGTCGGGCAGTTGCTCGCCTTCGGCGCGACCCCGAGCGCTCGGCACACCTACACGGTGATCGAGTCCGAGGACGCCGGCGCATCCTGCACGGTGTACCTGGATCGGCCGCTGGAGAAGGCCGTCGCCAACGACGCTGCGGCGTTCCCTGGCCCCTACGGCGCGATGAACTTGGCGTTCCACCGGGACGCCCTGGCGTTGGTCACCCGTCCGCTGGCCCTGCCGAACACGCAGGCCGGCGTCATGGCTGGGCACGCCGACATGAACGGCATCACCATGCGGGTCTTGGCCCAGTACGACATCAACGCGGGCGGCCTGGTCGTCAACTGCGACATCCTTGCGGGGATCGCGGTTCTGAACGGCAGCCTGTTGGTGCCCGTGCTCGGCTAGTCCTGTGAGCGAGTTGCGGTCGCCCGTCCGGGCCAACACCCGGACGGGCGGCCTTTCTATCGTCAACTGCCGCCGAGCGGACAGAGATGTCTCATGGATTATCTGCTCTTCGCGCAAGCCGATACGTTTGCCGATGCAGTGACCGTGCTCAAGCAGTACGGCCCGCTCGTCATGGTCGTGGCCTTCCTTCTCTGGCAAGGCTGGGTCCGGGAGTGTCGCATGAACAGACGGATCGTGAAGCTCGAAGACGAGCAGCGGCACGTGTTGATGCCGCTCATCGAACGCTGCGCTGACGTGATCGCCCAGAACACTATGATGATGGAGCGGCTGGAGAAGGCCCTGGATAGGTGAATCGTAACGCCAATGACGTATCCCGCCATCTACGGATTGAACCGGCAGATTCGGCGGGTGCTCTACGCGCTGAAGCGTCAGTACGGCGGCAGCGTCATGGTCTACCAGAACGGCGTGGTGACTACGGATGCGAAGACCGGCGAAGTGACCCGGACAAAGACGGCAACCCGGATTCACCGGGCCATCGTCCTACCTGTGACTCTGAGCCGCGAAGTGAAGCAGTCAATTTCGCTGATCTCCGCGAACAAACAGATGGTCACGGGCGGCGGCTTCGAGTCGGGCAAGCGTCTGTTCATCATCGAGCGGCGCGACTGCCCGAGTCTCGTGCTGCACAAGAGTGATTGGCTGGCCTACAACGGCCGCAAGTACGCTATTGACACCTTCGAGGAGTACGAGTTCGACGTGGCGTACATCATCACCGGCAAGGAATTGCCGGGCGAGGGTCTGGGCGTGGCCGGGTCGATTGTCGATCCTTCGGCCGACAGCACCCTGGCCCTGGCCTCGCAAGCCACGGGGGAGATGTGAGCCATGTCCGCCAATCCCAACTGGGCGCGCTGGGTGTTCGCATCCGTAGCCACCTTCTTGAAGCAGGTGGCGCAAAGCCAGCGGCTTCCCGTTCTGGTCGAAGGACTAGACGACCGGACCACGGAGATCATGGAAGCCACGGATCGGTGCGAAATACGCATCACGGGACCGTTCACCAAGGAACTAAGTCACAACTACTTCCAGCTCGAAGTGATTGTGAACGTGCTGTTCCTCAGTCGCTACGAAGAGTCGAAGAACCAGTACGCGATCATCCAGAAGATGGGCGCATTCCATGAGGCAATGGACGGAGCCATCGCCGTCTACAAGTACGGAAAAGAACCGGGAGACGACGAGCACGCGCTTATTGGCTGCCTCTCGCCCGTCCAAGGCCGCAACGACGCCATCCGCGTTATGCACTTTGGACAGGTCAATCCGACCGACCGGATCAAGCAGTCGATGGTAGACGCTCGCTACCGGATGGAGATTTCCACCAACCAATAAACACAGGAGATACCGAACATGGCTCGCATCGAACTGCGCGATTGCACCGTGCGGATCAAGGATGGCCTGGGGGCGCACCCCAGCGTCTTTCCTTGCACGGCGCTGGGCAACAAGACCCTCACGCCGTCGAAGACGGCGGTGGCCGAAGATGACACCTCTTGCAAGGTGTCGAGTGTCAGTATTCCCACGGCGGTCGGCGGGCACACCCACAAAGTCCCCGTGGGCGCTCGCTTCACGATCGACGGCGAGACCACCCCTATGGTCCACGTCGTTACGGCCCGTGTCCAGGACGGGACGGACGAACACCTGACGACCGACATCACGTTCAGCCCCGCGCTCGGGGCCGGAACTTATGACACGGACGCTGAGATCACGTTCCAGTCGCAGTTGCTCGAAGTGAAGATCGGTGACGGGAACATCACCTACACCGAACACAACGAGTACAACTATCTGCTCGACCGGGACAACCTGGACACGGTGAAAGAGGGCAAGGAAGTCCCGATGGACGTGAAGTGGGACAGCGTGTACGAGCACATCACCACGGGCACCAGCGAGAACATCAGCCCGATGGACGCGCTGAAGGGGATCGGGGCGGCTTCGGAGTGGATCACCTACGCCGAAGACCCCTGCGAACCCTACGCCGTGGCGATCGAGGTCGAACACGTTCCGCCTTGCGGCACGACGCAGGGCGAAACCACGCTCTTCCCTGATTTCCGTTCGGAAACGCGCGAAGTGAACTTCAAAGATGCCACGATCTCCGTGACGGGCAAGTGCAACGTCATTGAACCCATCGTGACTCGCGCGAGTTAGGACGACTCCCCGCCCCCGTGAGGGCGGTTTTGCTGGCCGTAAGACCAGTTTGTGCGGTGCCGACACCGGTGTCGGCACCGCAACTTTCTCTTTCCTTTTGAGCGAGGGACAAGCCAATGAAGATTGCCGGTATCGACCCCAAATCACTCTCCAACGAAGTGCTCTTGGTCTTGCCGCGCGGCGACCAGGAGATCGTTTTCCGCGCCAAGGGCCTGCCTGACATGAGCGAGTTCGAGGCCCTGTGCCCCTATCCAAAGCCGCCGGGCAAGTTCACCAAGGAGGGTTGGATTCCCAACCTGACCGACCCCACCTACCAGCAAGTCTTGGGCGAGTGGGCCAAGAAGCGGCTGGGCTACATGGTCGTCAAGTCGCTAGCCTCCAGCGAGATCGAGTGGGATACGGTCAAGGAGAATGACCCTCGCACCTGGGCGAAGTGGGAGGACGATCTGAAAATCGGTGGTTTGACCCAGGTGGAGTGCAACCGCGTGTTGGCCCTGGTCCTGGAGGCGAACGCCTTGGACGAGGCCAAGCTGCAAAAGGCACGAGAGGTTTTTCTGCGTGGTCAGGGGCCAGTACCCGAAGAGTTCTCTTCGCCCCAGAGCGAACAGCCGAGTTCGCTGTCTGGCGGGCCTGCGAACGGCTAGGTGTCCGGCCGCCGGAAGTCAAACCCTCCTGGGACGAGTGCGGCGTCGAGACGCAAGCCTTGATCGTCGCCTTCGATCAACTCCGGGGTCACGACGAGGTGGAGCATGAGGCGCGGCTGATGGGGGCGCGGCTGCCTTCGGTCGCTCGGCCTTCGGAGCAAGGTTCCTGACCATGAAGTTCACCGCTCGGTTCTCCATGCCACGCATCGACGTGGCTGCCTACCGCAACGCACTCGACCGGCACATGAGCGACTTGATCGCTCAGGCGGCTATGGCGTGGCTGGAGGCGGTCTTGGCGGAGATTCCGGTGTGGAGCGGGGCATCGCGGGCGACGTTCGTCAAATTGGCAAATGCGATCGGCCACTCCTTGCCCGTCGCGCCGGCAGCCGTCAATGCGGCTCACGGTCTGTTCACCAGCCGGATCGACCGCACCGGGATGGGCAAAACCGCGAGCGACGGCAAGGTGACGGCGGACAAGCAGACCGGCGAGTACAGCTTCACCTACAGCACGTCGCTGCCGTGGCTGATATGGAACGAGTACCACAACGCCAACGTCGAACCCGACCCCACGCTCTTCTATCGCGTGTTGAAGGAAGGCCCCTACAACTTCCAAGCCGTTGGTGCCAGGGCGTTCCTGCGTTTTGCCGACAACGTGGACCTGCTACCAGTCAAGCCTCATGTCGTTGTCGTGCCTGTGAAGTCCTAGCAAGGTGCCGCGATGGCCGACGAGATCGTCAACAAACTCGGCTTCAGTGTCGAAGACGCCTTGCGCGAACTTCAGCGATTGGATAATGCGCTGCAAACTGCCGGCAACGCCTTCCAGACGTTCGGCACGACTATGAACGCCTGGAATAGCCAGGCGGCCAGTGCCCTACAGACCATGAAGGATATGGCGTCGGCGGCCTCGCGGCTGTCCACCTCCATGTCGAAGATGGGCGGCGGGGCGGCAACACCGGCCGCGCAGCCGGCAGCGGCGGCAACCTCGTCTCTCTGGTTGCCGTCCGGCGTCAGCGAGGAAATCCAGCGGGCCAACCAGGCGATGTCGCAACTCGGTGGCTCGGCGGGGACGGCCGGGGCGGCGTTGCAGGATGCCGGAAACAAAGGCGGGCAGGCGGGCAAGGACGTGGCCGGCGGGGCGGACGATGCCGACAAGAAGATCAAAGGGCTGACCATTAGTTGGCAGACCTTGGCGCGGGTCGTAATGACCCAGATGATCGTCCGTGCCATGAGCCAGATTCGTGACGCCTTGCACGAGGCGGTCACGGAGTCGATTGAGTTCCAACGGCGGATCGCCGAGGTCCAGACCGTTGCGCCGAAACTCGGTGGCAGCTTCGGTGAATTGACCGCCGAGGCAGCCCAATTCGCTAAGCAGTTCAACATTCCATTGGCGCAGGCCACCGAGGGCCTGTACGAGACCATTTCAGACCAGTTTTCGGGGATGTCGGAACGCGCCAACGTAATGTCAGCAGCGATGAAGCTGGCCAAGGTCGGCGTCATGGATTTCCAGGACGCCACCACGCTGCTTACCGGGACGCTCAATGCCTTCGGCATGGCCAGTGAGCAGGCCGACGCGGTGGCCGCGAAGTATTTCACCACGATCAACTTGGGGCACGTTCGCGGCAAGGAACTGGCGGACACGATGGGACAGGTCATTCCCATCGCATCCCAGTTGGGCGTCAGCCTGGATGAACTGAACGCCGCCATGATCGCCATGACCATCGGTGGCATGGACGCACACAAATCGGTGACGGCCCTGCGCGGGGCCATGACCGCCTTCCTGAAGCCTTCGGAGGACATGAAGAAGGTCATCCGGGAACTGGGCTTCTCTTCGGCCGAGCAGGTGGTCCAGGCCAAGGGCTTCCAGGGTGCCCTGCAAGCGGTCGCCGAAGCCTCGGACAATATGGCCTCTGAGATCGCCAAGTCGTTCCGAAATGTCCGCGCCCTGACGGCCGAACTGCGTCTGACCGGCGAAGGGGCCGTGAAGGTCGAAGAGGCCATGAAGGCGATGGCAATATCGACGCCCGAGATGCTGGACAAAATCTACCGGCAGTTCATCAGCACGGACGCGGAGAAGCTGACCCGCGAAATCAATCGGCTGAAGATCGACTTGACGCAGGACATGGGCAGCGCATTGACGCACGCCTTGGGGTCGATGATGCAGTTTGCGGGAGGGGCCGATAGGATGTCGTCCGCGATCCAGGCGATTGCGATGGCTGCCATCCCGGCCGCCGGCGCGCTAACCATCTTGGCCGGCGCGTTCGCCTTGGCGCATCTGTCGATGGGTCCGATTGGTTGGACCCTGCTGGGCATCACGGCTGCCTTGTCCTTGTTCGCTGGCGGAGTGACCTACTCGACGGCGCAGTCCATCAACGAGACCCGCCGGCTGTCGGACGAGCAGCGAAAAGCGACCCTGGAATACCTCAAGAACAAGGAAGAGGAACTGCGCGTTCTGCGGGAGACCGAAGCCAAGAAGATGGCGGAGGAAAACCGTAGCTGGGAGAACCGCTCGGCTGTGATTCGCAAAGACTACTTCAAGGCCCTGGACAACCTGCGCGATAAGAACAAGGAGATCATCGAGAGCGACCGGCAGGCCATGCAGTCGATTGTGGCCTCGCAAGAGCGCGTGGTAGCCGCCTACCGCAGCGCCGCCAATGCCGCGATACGCATTGTCCAGGACTCGCAGAATCGGCGCGTCACGCTGGAAAACCAAGCGTCGGACAAGCTCTTCAAGGATCGTCTCGACATGCTCTATGCGCAGGAGGATGCCGAGCGCCGGGCGGACGCTACATTGCGCCGAAGCTGGGATTTGGAAGCGCAGGGTCTCAAGGCCCTCGGCAACGCCCAGACCCAGGAAGACGTGCAGCGCGCGCAGGCGGTCCTTCAACGGGCGAAGTCCTACCTGGACGAGGGCACGGCGCTGGCCAAGACGACGGACAACACCTGGCTCAAGTACCAGGCGGAACGCAGCATCCTGTCGAACATGGATGGTCAGATCAGGGCGGAGAAGCAGTTGGAGCAACTGCAAGCCACACGGGCACAAAAGCTGGCGGACGAGGCCGCCAAGGAGCAGCAGCGGCTCGACACGATGAAGAGCCTGATGAAGGCCATCCTGGCGGACCTGCAAGCGTTCGACAAGCATGGCGTGAAGACGCCCGGCGAGTTGGCTGCTCAACAGGCCCGGCTCAGCGAGAACCTTGGCAAGTTCCAGAAGGAGTGGATGGGCGGGCAAAAGGTTGAGGTTGCCGACCTGTTGGCCTTCGATTCGCTTCAGCGTCGCGTGGCGCTGGCCCTGGAAGGCGGCGTCTCGCAAGCCGAGGTGGGGAAACTCTTCGCATCCCCGAAGACCTTTGCCGACTTCCGCCAAGAGATCGAGAAAGGCATTGGCCCGGTGCAGGTCATGCTCCAGATGGCGACGATAGGCAACCCGAGGCTCTGGGAAGCGACGAAGGGCATGACGGCTGAGGAGTCGATGGCCGTCTATTCGCAAGAGTTGCAGCGATCGACCGAGATCGTCAACAAGTTCAACGAGAATCGTGCCGCCTTGGTTGCGGCGAATAAGGCCGTGCAATTAACCCAGGGCGAGGTCAGCGCCGCCCTGGACCATTGGGTGTCGGTCGGCTGGGTCAAGGACGTGCGTGACCTGGGCGGCACATGGGAGATGTTCACGCATCATGTCGAGAATACCCCGCTAGTCAAGCAAGCCCGTGAGGAACTGGTGAAGGCCGCTGCCAGGTTCACGACGCCGGGTGCCGTGGTCTCGACGGACGATTTGGACAAGCTGCAAGCAGCGTACAACCTGTACCTCGGGGTGCTCAGGCCGAGCGAGAAGAGCAAGACTGCGTTGGACGAGGCCCTGCGGAAAGCGTCCGGGATGGTCGGGGCAGCAGAACAAGTCCAGACCTTAACCGAGGGTTTGAACGCGATGGAAAGCTCGGCGAACGAGGCCATGCGCCAACGGCCTCTCTTAGAGCGGGCCTTGAAGGCGGCGGAAGCCTTGAAGACCACCGAAGAGGCGGCCCGTAAGGCGAAGGAAAGCACGGATGGCGCACAGACCAGTGCCGAAGGTGCCGGAAAAGCCCTCTCGCAGGTGTCCGAGATCAACATGACTAGCTTGGTCAGCCAGATTCAAGAGATGGCCAGCGCCATGTGGGACACGGCGATGGCCGCCGGCAGCCTGCAATACTCGACACCGGGGGTGATGACTGCCGCGAAGGGCGGCTTGGCCTGGAAGTTTCTGGCCGGTGGCGGCGCGGCTGGCACGGACGTGATTCCGGCGATGCTCTCGCCTGGCGAGGTGGTCGTCAATGCCGCCTCGGCGCGGCGCTTTGCCGCGCAATTGACCGCCATCAATGCCGGCGTCCAGCCGGTCTATCGCAACGAAGGCGGCAGCGTCACCAACATCGGTGACATCAACGTGACGGTAAACGGCGGCGGAACTAGCCGCCAGACGGCTAGGGCCATCGCCGTGGAATTGCGACGTGAGTTGCGGCGCGGCACGGCGACCCTGTAACCCTTATTCTTCGAGAGGAAAACCCATGAGCGTCAGTCGAATGAGCGTCGAGCATCGCGCGGGTTGCAGCTTGGTCCGCACCCGCAAGGCGGAAACCCAGCTTCAACCGCGCGGCAGGTTCGTGGTCGAGCACTTCCGCGACGGCCGTAAGATCGGCCACTACGAGTTTCCCAACGGCATCACCAACGAGGGCAAGAACAAGCTCCTGGACGTGATGTTCCACGGCGTTTCGGCCGTCACGACCTGGTGGTTGGGCATGATCTCCAACAGCGGCTACACGGCCCTGGCCGCCACGGATGTATACGCCAACATCGGCAATGGCAACGGCTGGTCGGAGTTCACCGACTACACCGACGCCGGCAATGGCGGCAGCAGCAGCACTCGTCCCGAGTGGACCGAGGGCGCGGCCTCCAGTCAGGCCGTCACCAATTCCAGTCCGGTGATCTTCGACATCACCGGCAGCGGCACCGTGAAGGGCCTTTTCCTGGTGGGCGGCATCGCCAACGCCCAGAACAAGAGTGACCACACCAGCGGCGGCACCCTCTGGGCTACCGCGCTGTTCGGCACCGGCGACGTGCCGGTCAACGCCAGTGACCAGTTGAAGGTCACCTACACCGTCAGCGCGTAAGCAGGAGACTCCCTCGCCACAGGTCGGGTGGGTCCTTTTTGGCCCCACTCGGCCTTTCTTTCACTTCCTTGTGAGGAATCACGATGGCCTACGAACGATTTGCAAACGGCGGCCTGTCTTCGCTGGATGCGACAATCGACAACGACGATCTCGTCTTGACGGTCAAGTCGGCTGTCGGATTCCCAACCGGCGGCAACTTCCGCATCATTGTTGACGACGAGATCATGCTGGTCACGGACGTGCAGGGCAAGACCTTCACAGTCATGCGGGCACAAGAGGGGACCAGCGCCGCCAGTCACGACGCCAATGCTGCCGTGTTTCATGTCCTGACAGCCGGTTCCTTGGCGCAGCGCGACATCCAACAATTCGCCGTCGGCGCGATCGCCAACCGCGATGCGGCCGGACAGGCAGGACGGCTCTATCTGCCCACAAGCGGGATGGTAGGTCAGGATGACGGCTCGGTGTGGAACATGTTTCCCTTGAATCGGATGAAGCCGCCGTCCAGCGGCAATTTCACCTGGGTCAACCAGGGCACTGCGACGGTCGCGGACACTTGTGGCATGATGGTGCTGACGACGCCCAGCGTATCGTCGGGCGAAAACCTGCGGTTGTTGGTCAAATCCGCTCCTTCCACTCCCTACACGATTACTGCCTGCATTCTTCCTCAATCGCCAATCTACACATCCAGCGGCTATTACGCCCAATTCGGCGTGTGTTGGCGGGATAGCTCTTCCGGCAAGATCATCACCTATGGCTGGGGGATGCAGAACTATCCGACCTATTTCAGCTACGACCAGTGGACGAACTACACGACGATTACCGGGAACCAGTTTCAGTATCCTTGCCCGATGTTCGTGCCGTTGTGGATTCGCATGACGGACAACGGAACGACCCGTCTGGTGGAAATCGCAGGCTCCGATGGCATTGCCTTCACACCGGTCCATGCCCCCCAGGATCGAACAACTTTTCTTACGGCCGATCAGGTTGGCGTGTTTGCCAATAGTTGGAAAACCTCGAACGGAATCCCGCGAATCATCTCCTTCTTGCATTGGGAGGAATCGTAATGGCTGAACAATTCAAGAATCTTGCCAGCACGACACTTACCGAAGACCTTGATGACACGGAAACGGAAGTTGACGTGGCCAGCACAATGGGCTTCACGGGCGGTGACTTCCGCATCCTGATCGACAGCGAGATTATGAAGGTCACCGGCGTCAGCGGTACGACCCTTACCGTGGTGCGCGGCCAAGAGGGCACGGCAGCGGCTTCCCACACAAGCAGCACGGCCGTGTACCATGTTCTTACGGCTGGAGCACTTGACGCCCACGACCAGAACGATCTGGCGGCCTATGACACTTACGCTAATCGCCCTGCCGCCGGCACGCCCGGCCGCATCTATCTGCCGACCGACGGCGCGTTCATCGAACGTGACGACGGCTCATTGTGGACAAAGTTCGGCCCGATCTGGCCCATGACGCCCCCAGCGCCCGCCGATTTTCCAACATGGCTCAACCAGGGAACGTCCGCCTGCACGAACGCCTATGGCCCAATGTATCTCTGTGCGGCCGTCAGTACCAGCGCCTTGTGGCGCGCCGTGTTAAAGACTTACCCGACGCCGCCCTTCACAGTGGTGATGGCCTTCTTGCCAATCATCATCCCTTACAACTATAGCTCCTACGTGGAATTGGGACTCTGCATCCGTGATTCCGCGTCCGGCAAGATGGAAGTGTATGGGCTTGGCGGAAGCGGCACCGACATGAACGTTCGCGGCTACTACTTCACCAGTGCTACGGCGACATCGGGAACGAGCGTTACGGGTTGGCCGAGCAATCAACACTTCTCCGAGTCGCCGCTGGTGTGGATCAAGTACGTAGATGATTCCACGAACCGAGTCATCTCGATGTCGGTCAACGGCGTTACGTGGACTCAGTTGGCCAGCAATTCGAGGACCACCAATCTCACCCCGGACCAAATTGGGATCGCTGTTCAGGCAATGGGCGGCTACACCTCATCGGCCCCCTATTTCTCCATTGACAGCGGTATCTCAGTCCTGCATTGGAGCCAATCATAATGACCGAGAGATTTTCCAATCAAGCTGTCACTACGTTGTCGGCGGCGATCACTACGCCTACCGCTACGAGTTGCACGGTGACTGATGCAACGGCGTTTCCGACAAGCGGCAACTTCCGAATCAAGATCGACGGGGAATTGCTGCTTGTGACCGGCGTGGCAGGAACGACGTTCACCGTTACTCGCGGAATCGAAGGGACGGCGGCGGCTACACACGCCAGCGGCGCAAGCGTGATCCACCTCCTCACCAAAGGAAGCCTGGAAGCCAGAGTGGCCAATCGCTTTATCTCAGACCTCTACGCGAATAGGCCGGCGGCCGGAGTCAAGGGGCGGCTTTTCATCCCAACGGATGGCATCTACCTGGAATACGACGATGGGGCGGCCTGGCACAAGTACGGACCATGCCAACGGCTCAAGGCTCCGCCGCAGACCGGCTGGACGTGGTTCAATCAGGGCAATGCCACTGTGACTTACGACGGGGGCGTCTTGATTCTTTCGGACCCGGATCAAGATACAAACAGTCCCCAGGTACGCGGCATTATGCGCCCGTTGGGTGAAGGCAAGACGATTCTCACCACGGCATTTGTGATGAACGGTATTTCGTCTGCTGATTTCTTTGGTGGAATCTGCATCCACGGCGGCGGCGGCGAGGCAAATGAGTTCACGCTGTGGGGCCTGAAGATGACCGCCAGCGCCGCGTATCCCGCACTCCATTTTGTGCCGTACAACTCTCCTACGTCAGCCGGATCGGCCCCATCATTTAGCGGTCGCAACATCTGGCCTCAACGGTTCTTCTGGTTTCGCTTCGCGCTGGACGGCGACTACAAACGATACTACTACTCGCTTGACGGTCTGCACTGGATTCAGTGGTACTCCGTATCGACGTATACGGACCATTATCCGATGCAGTACGGAATCGCACTGGATCGGTACAACAACTCAACGGCCGTATCGCTGGCATTGGTCCATTGGGAAGAGAGCTAAGCAATGGCACAGACCAGCAGGCTTGGCATTGCTGATTCCCAGTTGGGGAATATCCTGCTGGCTTTCGCCGGTGACGCCCCCTCATGGCCATCGACGGATGACATGAGCGGTAGGCTCGCTGTGCCAGCCGCGATATTGGGGAACGTGCTGCTTGGCGTTGGCGGTCCAGATGGTCCAATGGTTGTCCATCTTTGGGCCGAGAGCGTTCTGGCGCTTGAGCAGACTGGGGACGGCGAGGCCGAGATAGTCGGGCACATTCCGCCTGCCTGGGTGATGGGCAGCCCGGATTGGCAACTCGGGGACTGCCAGCTTGGCTTCGTCGGGGCGGATGATCCCCTCCCGGCGCTCGGGGCGCGAAGTGGCCGGCTTGGAGTGGGGCTTGGGAGCCTGGTCCTGGCTATCGCCGGTGCCGCAGGTGCCAACGTCATCAACGTCAGCGCCACCAGCGGCTTGGAGCTTGTAGACTCCGCAATCTGTGATGCCGAGATTGCGCCGCACGCTCCGCCCAGGTGGGCGCTTGGCAGCATTGACAGCCCCGTGGGCAAGATGCAGCTTGCCTACGTTGAAAAAGCCCCACAGCCGCCTACGGGCACCATGACGGGCGGGTTGGGCGCAGTTGCTTCGTTACTCGGCAATATGCGCGCCGCACTGGGCGAGGAAGAGGGCGGCGGCGGGGCAACGATCATCTACGCGAGTGCCATGTCCGCCTTGACCGTCTCGGGCCAAGCGGCCGTGGGCGTTGCTCGTGGAGGCGCTGCTTCCAGTGCGATTGCCTTGACCGATGCGGCCGGGGTCGGCTGTTCGCTGGGCAGAGCGGCGGACAATGCGTTGGTCTTGACGGATTCGGCGGCTGCCGATGCGGTGCGTAGTGTCGCAGGCAGCGACGCACTCGATTTGGCAGACGCCACCTCCGTGGCCGTTGTCTTCGCGGCTGTGGCCGGGTCGGCGGCCGACCTGACCGTAGCGGCCGATACGACGGCCGTGCGGACTCTGGCGGTGACCGACTCGTTGGAGTTGACGGATGGGGCCGACCGCACGGCCTTGCTTGCCCTTGGTGCTGAATCGGTCGTTGAGCCGGTGGCGGCGGTTGATGCTGCGGCCGTGCGGGCAGTGGCGGCGGAGAGCGCCCTTGATCTTGTCGATGAGGCCGATAGCACCGGGCGAACGGTCTGGACTTTGGCGGTTGAGTCGCCGATCAGTCTGAGTTCGACGCTGGCGGTTGGCCTGACACTCGGCCTGGAGGTGGCCCAATCGCTCGATCTTGCCGATCTGGCCGGGCAAAACGCGGTTCGGACGCTGGACGCCCAATCGGTCGTCAACCCGAGTGGAGCAGCCAGTGCGGCGGCCGTCCGTCCGGTGACGGCAACCGACTCATTGGTCGTTACCGGCGCGGCAACGGCGCAGAAGATTCTTGCCGTTGCCATCGAATCGGCGATCTCGTTGGAATCGGCGGCCAGCGCAACGGTCACGCGGACTGTCTCGGCAGCCAGTACACTTGATCTGCTGGACGGTGCCACGGGCGGGAAACTGATTGAGGTCGAGGTCTGGGATTGGTTGCCACTGTGGGATTGGGCAGAGGTCGCGGTGGTGCGGAGCGTTGCCGCCGCCAATACCATTACCCTGTCGCACGCGGAACAGACCGGGCGGCCGTGGTACTTGTCGGCGGAAACGCCGATCCAGACCGTCAGCTACCAATACGATCAGGCGACCGACACGTTCTATCTGGTCTACGAGGGGTTGCAGGATTCGGCGAGCACTGCCCGGCCGTTGACGGCGACCGTTCAGCAGTCAATTCCGCTGGCGCAATCGGCTTCGGCCGTATTGGTCAGGCCGAACGCCGTCAGCGTGTCGGCCGAGAGCATCTTGGACCTGCTGGGTAGAATCCGGCTGAATCCGACCGGCGAGGCGGGAAACTGGTTGACGCTCGGCCAATCGGCTGCGGTTGACAAGTGCAAGCTGGTCAAGACCACTTTGAGTCTTGCCGACGAGGCGGCGGTCCTGGTTAGCGTCGGACGTGAGGCGGCTTCGGCCTTGGGTCTCAGTCAGGCGGCAACCTACAGCATTGTCTCGCGGGGCGTTCTCGATCAGTACCATCCGTTCGTGGGAGAGGGGTCGGGGCCGACGCCGCCGGCCGTGACGATCGGGCCGCCCGAGCACGTCGCGCTGCCGTTCCAATTGTTCTATCCGGCCGAAGGCATCGTGACTGATTCGGTGGTCCTGCGGGCACCGAACCTCGGCAACAAGGATCGGCTCAGCTTCAACCGCATCCTGCGTGAGACCCGTGGCGGCACGCTGATCGTCTTCGCCGACCCGATCTGGCCGAAGATTCAGACCCTCGTGCTCACCTTCTCGGGCCTCCGCAGCGTTCAAGCCCAGCGGTTGCTCGCCTTCCTCGAAACACACCTGGGTGAGGAGATTGGTCTGCTGGACTGGGAAGGGCGGGCCTGGAAGGGCATCATCACCACGCCGACCGATCCGGTCGTCCAGGACGGCAAGGACAGCTTCTCGGCCAGCATGGAGTTCGAGGGCGAGTTGGTGCCGGCTTAGTGCCAGCTTGCTGCCTGGCGAGGAGATTCCCATGTTCACGCTGCAAGCGCCCTATCCGTCGCTGCAAACCACCACGTTGCTGCCCAATCCGCAACTTAGCGACCAAGAAGGTTTGACGGCAACCGTAACTCGCAAGACGGCGATGGATGGGACGCGGTACAGCTATGTCAAGCGGAAGGGCGATCGGCGGAAGCTGAAGTGGACCTTTCGCCTCATGCGCAACAAGGGACTGGAATTGCGGGCCTTCATCTTCGCCTACTTCGCCTCGCCGGTGAAGATCATTGACCACAACGGCAGAACGTGGATCGGCAACTTCACGAGCAATCCGTTCGAGTTCGACACGCCTGAGAAGGCGGGACCGGCGATTGTCCCTTGGCCGATTGGTGAGGCGCAGATGATTGATCTGGAGTTCGAGGGAGTCGAACAGTGAGAAGCATATCCGAAGCGGGATTGGTGAAGCTGGCGGCGCGCTGCGGCAACGAACCCATCACTATCATCGAGGTGGATTGGGTGGCGGGCAGTACGGCCACCTATGCCGACCGAACGGTAGGGACGATCCCTGGCCGGATCGTGGAGGTCGGCGATCTGGATAACGTCGTAAACGTCAGCAACAGCAGCGGTTCGCAGGAATTGGCCGTCACGCTCGACGATACGGACGGCACGATCAAGGTGATTCTCGACAGCCACGACGTTCACAAGCGGACAGCACGGGTTTATCAGTATTTCACCGGCCTTGACTTGGCCGACAGGTTCCTCTTGTTCAGCGGTAAAGTGAGTTCACCGATCACTTGGAGCGAACGGGACAGGACGGTCAAGTTCACGATCCTATCTCAGCTTGAAGACAAGGAGATCGGGTTCAGCGCCGAAGAGGGCCAATTTCCCTATTTGCCGGCAGACATGGTGGGCAAAGCCTGGCCGATGATCTTCGGCACCGTGATGAATTGCCCCACATTGCAAGTCAATAAGGCGGTCACGGGCAGCACACTCACTGGTATCGGTGTCCTCAGCGGCATGGACCTATGGGCTGGCTTGCCGGATGGGGCCGACGATTCGCAATTCACCTTGAGCATTCTCCAAATGATGATCCAGGTGAATCACCTCAAGAAGGTCAAGGACTGCTGGGCACCGCCGTTCCACGTGCCGGTGGACGCCAAGAAGGCCGACGACCTTCAGAAGCAGATCGACTCCCTGAACACTCAGATACAGGAGGCCACTGCGCGGCGCGGCAGGCAACGGGCTTGCGCCCTGGCCCGGCGGCAGCAACAGATCGACGAGGCCAACGCCCAGGGGTTAGGTGAGAATCCCATCCATATCCTGGGTGGCGAGGATTTTCCGCAGAACCGGACCATCACTGTCAACATCAATGGCGGTTTGTTCACGGGACATTTCGAGGGCGACTTGTTCTACGTGGACGGCCGCCAGCACCCGGCGGATGAGGCTACGGCGCAAGCGGCCTACAACGAGAAGACTCAGGAGCCGGCCATCTGCCTTGAGCCGACGCAGGTCAGCTACTACCGCTACGAAGACGAGGTTCCCAATGGTTGTGGCGATGGATGGCCCAGGGGCAACAAGATCGTTGACCAAGGGGTGACAATCACAAACAGCAACGCCACCGTGAGCGAGATGGATACCGAGGCGGTGGCCCAGCAGTTCTGGGCCGATCCGGGCGCGTCGGTGAAAATCGCCAGCGATGAGCCGATCACCTACATCGCTTCCATCGTACCCGGCACCGTTTTGGCGGTGAAAGCCTACAAACAACTCACCGGCGAAAGGCGGCTGGTGGACGTGCCGACCGACCTTTACCAGGTCCAGACGCATACCTACGGGACCGTCACGGCCGTACAGATCGTCGTCAGCAAACCGCTCTCCTCTATCACCGACCAGGGCTGGAGCGATGATCTCTACGTGACGTTTAAGTCCAGCGTCGGCCCGGACATCGTGGAAATCCTCAAATACCTGATTTCGCACTATACGGACCTGATTTGGGACACCGCTTCGTTCAATCACGTCCAGGGGAAACTTGAGCGATTCCCCGCCAACTTCCCGATTCTGGAACGCAAGAACGCGATCCAGGTATTGCAGGAGATCGCCTTTCAGGCCCGGTGCGCCTTGTGGATCAGCAATGGTGTCTTCTACCTGAAGTATCTGCCCGAGGAGCCGACATCGGCCGGCACGATCAGCGTCGGCGACATCGACGCTGAGAATGGCATCGAGGTGGAGTTGACCCGCACGGAAGACATTGTGACCAAGATGAAGGTCAAGTGGCGACTGAGTTGGACCGACATCTCCGATCAGCCGAAGGACAAGGCCGAGAAGACCATCATTCTGCGGCACAACGTCGCTAAGTACGGCACCCAGGAACAAGAGTACGACTTCTATATCTACAACCAGCCTGACATCGTGTATAAGTGCGCGACCTTCTGGTTGATCCGCAAGTCGAACACCTGGAAACGGATCAAGTTCAAGACCTTCTTGAACAAGCTGAATCTCGAAACCTTTGACGCTGTGACGCTGGACTTTACCAGTCATTACGTGGCGAACGCCCCCGTGTTGGCGATTGTCGAGAAGGCCAACTACAACTCGGCGGACAATTGCGTGGATTTCGAGTGCCTGGTGCCGGTCCTGGCCGGCAAGATGGAGAAGTACCACTTCTTCTGGCCGGCGGCGTTGCCGGAATCGGACACCTGGCCGCCTGCCGACGAGATCAAGGCCGGTTGCGCCGGCGGTGGCGGCATTGGCGAAGGCGCGACTGGCAACTTGCCCGTGGGCGATACGTCCACGATTCCCGAGGGGAACGTGGTTTTTGTAGGCGGCCCGAACGTCGTCTTCAAGGCCCAGAGCGACTGGGGTGATAATACGCCCACGGACATTGGTTTCGCGGCTCAGCCCGTAGTGGATTCAGCGACCTACATCAACCTCTCGCCCGGTTCGCGCCCACGATTGAATCTGCGGACGTATCCCCGGCGAAGTCTGCCGGCCATTACTCCGAACGCCAGGACGACGACGGAGATTACTCTTGACCTGAACAAGACCAAGGTTCTCGATACATCGGGCACCGAGGTCAAGACTGCCTACCTGTCCTCGGTCTTTGCCGGGATCGTCAAGGACGGGCAAAACCAAAAGCTGGCGCTCAGCCGTGAGGCGATGGTCGCGGATTCTGAGCATATCGAGAATCCCCGGCCGTTGACGGATGTCTTGAAGTTCGGCGACGAATATCTGTGCATCCGAACGGATGTTTCTTTCTGGGACCAGGAGGCGGGAGAACACGAGTTCGATTTCGAGTATGACGAAGAGACGGAGAAGTTCGGGGCAGGGACCGCCTTCTTACAGGATTGACCTTTTTCAGAGAGGAGCCAGACAATGGCGAAGAAGTGGATTCAGAGCGCGATCAAGCACCCCGGTGCTCTGACCGCGAAGGCGAAGGCAGCCGGCATGTCGCTGGCCGCCTTTGAGGCGCATCCGCCCAAGGGCATTGGGGCCACGACAAAGCGACAGATCAACTTGGCGAAGACGCTCAAGAGCTTCCATCGCGGCAAGTAACAGCAAGGCAAGTGCGGCAAGTGTGTCTGTAGAAAATGCCCAGGTGGCTTCCCGCCTGGGCATTTGTTTCGTGACGGAGGTGGCCTATGGAAAGTGCTTTTGCTTGGCTGAACCAGCTATTCCAAGCCATTTATCAGTTCTTCCCGCGCATCGTGATTGTGCGAGCCACCCACGGCGGGTGCAAGTGGGTATACGGTAAGCATGTCAAACTGCTGGTGCCGGGGCTGCATGTCTATTGGCCGCTTACGACCGACGTAGAAGTGATTGTGACTGCCCGCCAGACCCTCGCCATACCAGACCAGGTAATGGCCACAAAGGACGGCAAGAAGGTCGTAGTCAAGACGCTGGTCGTCTACCGGATTCCCGATCCCGTGCGGGCGATCGGCAAGCTGAATTGGGACGTGGACACGACGATCAACGACCTGACACAATCGGCCGTGGTCCGGGTGATTGCTACACACACCTACGACGAGATCATGGCGGGAATCAGAGACGAGAGCCTGACGAAGACCCTGACCAAGGAGACCCGACGCGAACTGCGGCAGTTCGGCGTTCACGTCACTCGCTGCAAGCTGGTGGACTTCGCCGACTGCAAGGTCTTCAAGTTACTCACCTCTCAGGCGGATCGCCAAGGGATGTCCACGCATCAATTCTACCAGTAGCCTAGAGCCGATCTTGGCGGGCCGGACAGCCCTGGCATTGGTCGGGCATGATTTCCAGGCTGAACGGTGCGGCCGTGGGGCCGCCGCAGATGCCATCGACGTGCAACGTGCCTTCGATCACTTGGACCCGCAGCATTCGCAAGGCGCAAGGAGGCCAAGTGGGATGGAGCCGTGAGCCTTCCGCGCAGTAGCCGGAGAGCGCAGGCGGGGTTCCGGGGAATTCCAGCGAACCGTCCGAATGGACCGTGGGCCGACCGTGGGACATTTCCACAGTTGGCATGGCGTGCTCGACCAGACGATAGAAGTTTGCCATCGGGCCGCCGGAGTAGATAAGGTAATTGCAGCCGCCAACGGGGACTGGGCGAGGTTGATCGTCAGGGCAATTGCAGGGCATCGGTTTCACCAGAGTTCACGGGGACAGTTCTCTGTGGCCATCTTGATCTTGTTTCGCACGGCATAGCCGCTGTCGGCAACCGGACAACCACAACCCCGACAGATTTGCCGTTGGGTGTCAAACCAGTTGCACAGCTTGCAGTGCTGGTGAAATATCCGCTCGACCTCTTTGTCGGGACGCTTGGGACAACCGGCGGCTGTCCACACGATCAACGCCTCGGCATAGGAGAGCGTTCGTCGCGCAAGATTGGGTATCTCAGGCGGAGTTGCCGCATCGACACGACCGGCTCGTGTGACGTGGGGCTTCGTGAGCGGCGATTGGCACAGCCTGCACGCTCGGGGCGGCACTGCCAGTTGGTAAGTCGGCTTCCTTTCGGCAAGACAAACGCGGTGAACGACTCTTCCCGCCGGGGTCGAGGAATCGAAGGCCAACGGACAAGCAGGATAGGGCATTACGGGTGTTTCCTTCGTTCAGCAACAAGCTGCTCCTGCGGTGTCCCAGATTGTGTAAGGCCCCGTGCCTCCTATCGGCTGCATCGCAACCCGATAGTCTTGTGGAAAGATTTTGACATACGTGCCGACGGGCGCACTCGTCACAATGCCGTCGCAGTTGGTTTGGACAGACCCCAGCACACTCTCATCTGAAAGGTATTCCATTGGCCCTTCCCAGGGCCACGACCACCATTCGATGCGGAACTTGCACGTATGCCCGACGTTCTTCATGCCGGCCGAGCCGTAGCTCCCGCCCACTGCCGCAGAGTAGTCGTAGTCCGCTTGGTACGTCCACTGAAAATGCCAATGTTCGTCCCCCTCGTCGTACCACTCGTTCTTTTCCCAACGGATGTTTCCCCACGAGCATGGAACATAGGACGAGAGACCGTGGATAGAGCGCATGTACTCAACTTGAGTTTCTGTGCAGCCGCAGTCGCACTCGTCGATGGCGGCATTGAGTTCGTCGATGATGTCCTGCTTCCACTTCACGAGTGCGGCTGAGAACTGAGGACCATTTCGGCATATCTCCGTCAGCTTGTCCCGGACGGCAACGATGTCCTCAACGGACCAGATATGTCCCTCCGGCACTTCGGGCAGTGGATCGCCGGATTGACACTCTTCGATGCGGTCATTGACTTGTTGGATGATGTAATTCCATTTGTCGCGCGTCCAGACCTGTCCCATTGCAGTCTTCCCTCAATACATGCGCAGCAGGGCGTGGTACACTTGCGCCTCGGCCAGGCAATCGGCCAAGGCGTCGTGGGGATTGTGGTTGACGATTCCCAGCTTCGCGCACATCGCCGCCAGGCCGACCCGTGGGAACGGGACCGGCTCGCCGGCAAAGGCCGCCTTGTCGTTCAGCCCGATGGCGTAGAGCATTCCGTCGCGGGCGTGGCTGTGGAAGATCAGGTCCGTTTGCTCGACGCCGAGCCATGCTTTCAGGAAGCTGGACTCAAAGGCCCAGTTGTGGGCCAGCGGCACCAGACACTTCTTGAACGGCAGCTTCAGGGCCTCGTACCACTCGAAGAGCCAGTCGGCTACTTGCTCCGACTCCGGGGCGTTGAGCAAGAGTTCCGTCATGGGAATCTTGTGTTTGTTCTTCGCGCCGGCCGATTCCCGCTCGGGGTGCTTCGGCTTCACGTGTGTATAGAATGGCCGCACGTCGGCCAACGGCTCGAAGTTGGAGTCCAAGGGCACCACGGCAATCTGGATGATCTCGTGGTAGCCGGGCCGAGTGCCCGTCGTCTCCAGGTCCACGGCCGCCATCAGGCAGCCGTTCAGGTGGACCAGGCCGGGATAGACGATGGAGTTAGTCACGGCGGGTCTTCCTCTGTTTCTTGGCGGACTTCCGGGGCGACTTGCGGGGTGACTTGCGGGGCGACTTGGCCGCCGACTGGTAGTTGGGCATATCGTTCAATCCAGCGGGCAGCAGACCGCGTTCGATCATTTCTTCATAGTGGATCAATGCCATCGCATTGAACATGATCGCCGCCAAGTGGTCCTCGTCCCGCTTGCCCTGCTGGTACTTCATTACGTGCCGCTTGAGCGAGGCCACACAGCGCGAGAACGGCATCCCCTTTTCCCAATTCCGCTCGGCGTACTTGGCCGCGCCCATGCGGAGCCAATGGCCTTGTCGCTCTTCAGCGAACGGGGAGATCAGGTCGGGGCGGGGCTTGTCGTCCGCTATGTCGCGGATCGCCATGCCCTTACCGAAGGACTGCCGTTTACCGCTGTCTGCCATGCCATACTTACTCATAGTCTTCTCCGAGATTTACGTCAGAGGGTGTTTCCTCGATGATGTCGCCACCGTACTCGTCCGCGAAGGCGGCTTCGTCTTCCGGCCGCTGGTCCGCTTCGACTTCGGCGACCAGCTTGGCCTGCACGATGGAGCGCGACAGCAATCCGGCGGAACGATAGATGCGAAGCGTCATGGCTTCCCCTTTTCCGCCGGCTTGAGGGTCAGATGGGGGACGAATTTCACGTTGGCGGTGCCCGAGATCGTCTTGTGGCGCACCGGCAGTTCGACGCCTACGCGCTTCCTTGTCCAGGCGTACTTCTCGTTGGGTGGGAGCCACTGCTGGAAGCGGTCAAAAAACTCGCTGAATCGCGTGTGAGTGTCCGGCGTCGGCTGGCAGCACTCGGCAATGAATTGCTCCAGGTACGTCTGATTGTCTTCCTCGGCCTGCCGCTTGCTGCTTGTTGTCACGACGGGCAGCCGCAGTCGGTCTAACATCGGCGGCAGTTCCATGTGCATGATCGTGTGCAGGAAGTGTGGGGCCTCTTGATCGAGGAAGGCTTCCATTGCTGGCTTAGGAATTCTCTGTTCCTCTAGCAGGTCGCTGACGTATACGGCCGTGATGCGCGTGTCACCGGGGAAGATGGGGCAGCTTTCGCGGGTGTTGGCGGTCTGAACCCAGTGGGTCGTGTTGGGCACCGCGTAGCAGTCGTGACGCATCTGTCGGATCAAGAGGGTCCGCGTGGTCACATATTCCTTGATTCGTGCGTGGGCGTCAGGGCATTTGGCGACGTTCATCTCCTCTACCGCGCAGATAATCGCTCCGGCTAGCTCACCGTTGAATTCACTGGTCAGCGACCGTTTGGCTTGAACGACGCCTTTGGTGAGCAGTCGTTCCAGGGACTCGTAGAAGATGCTCTTGCCGCTGCGCTCAGGACCAAAGAAGAACAGGTACGGGAGCGGCTGGAAGGGGTCTCGGAAGGCGCAGGCCACCCAAGTGCGGAGATAATCGGCCCCGGTCCTGATCTTCGCATCTACGGCCCAGGGCAGTTCCCGCAGCGCGGGCGTCAGCTCGTGGCCGATGTGGTCGAAGATCATGTCCCAATGGGGATGATGGGGCACCTCGTCGTCGGGCAACTCGGCGGGCTTGGACTTGAACTGGGCGGCGTCGAGATTCCATTGTCGGCCGCCGGGGTACTCCTCGCGGAAAGGCAGGTTGACGATCTTCCAGCTATGGGCGATTGCCCCGCCCATGATGGCTTCCGCCTCGATCTTGACATGATTGCGGTTTTGCAGAAACATCTTGACGTTGGCGGCCGGGTTCCGCGTCCATTGGGCTTCCTCCTTTATCATCCAGCCGGAGTGCTCGGCGGCGGTCGTTTTGACGGCGCGGATAATCTTGTCGAATTCGTTGTAATCGAGCCGGTCTTCGTCTTGGGGGTTCGTCTTGACCTTGAAAATCTTGACGTACTTTCCCCGCTTGTCGTCCCAGCCCTCCAGCGGGTCGTTGTCTTCTTTTGTTCGCTCGATCTCTACGATCATCCGTCCGTCTTTGTGCTTATCGAGCGTTATCTTGCGGCCGTTCGTCTTCGGCAGCGCGATTTCCTCGCCCATCACCCTGGCGGCGTTGACGGCAGCTTCCGGCTTAGAGAAGACGTAACCTCCCTCTTTGCGCTCTACGCCGCCGAACAGCGTGCAAGCCGTCTCCAAGTCCGGGTAGCGATTGAAGCAGCAAGTGGTCCATCCGTGTCCATCCTGGGTCCATGTCTCGGCTTCGCCAACCCCAGGCGAGAAACGGTAGACGCGCCACGCCCCATTGGGCAGCGGGAAGAGAAAACAGTTGGGTGTGCCGGGATCGCGGCCTTGCGAGCTGGTCTTGAACACGCCAATGAGCTTCAGCGACTTGTGCTCTGCGTCTTCCATCAGCTTCTTGAGCGCGCAGGTGTGGGTTTGCAGCAAGTGATGGTCGGTTACCCAAAGCGTCGTGAAGCCCGAACGCATCAGGGCCTCGATCTGGGCCTTGTGCGAGTCATCCAGCGGAATGATCTTCCGGCTGGCGGTCAGGGCCTCGAACGGGTCTTGATCGTCTTCGGCGACTTCACTGACCCGAATTTTGGCCCGCCGACCTTTGACTACTTCAATGTGATCGCGCCAGTTCTTCGGCAGATCGGTCTCGCTCAGCCGTCTTGTGGTCGGCTTGATAATCTCCAGCCCGTGGTTCTCAGCGGACATCTTGCGATGCCAAATCCACATGACCTGTCCGCAGGCGTCGATCGCGTTGGCGAAGTCGAAGCCGCACTCGGCCGACATCATCCCCAGGATGCAGCGGGCCAAAGCGGCGTGTTCGGTGTGGTTGGCGGTGGGCACGCCGGCATCGTCAAGATAGACATAGAGATGGATGCCGCCGCCGCCCGTGCTGCGGCGGACTTCGACGTAGGGGAGAGCACAGGCCGCTTGCTTGACCTTCTCCAATTGGTGGTCGTCAATGCCGACGCCCTGGGCGTGCGCCGTCAGGCTGTCAAAGTCGTAGCCGAAGTGGCGGGAGCGCCGGGCCTTCCAGTCCCATCCCGTCATGCCAATGCCTTCGGCGTAGAGGTCGAAGGGATAGCCGATCTTGTAATCTTCCCACGTTGGTTCGGTGGCGGCGTTCTTTGGGATGCGGATGGAGTGCCAGGTGTCGCTGCCGTTGGTCCAGGTGGATTTCTTGCCGGCCACCGGCTCGCCGTCGGCGGCCGTCACGTTCACCTGCACCTCCATGTTGATGGAGCACCGATCCACCAGATCGGCATTAGCCGGTGTCTTGCGGGCATGGAGGAATCTGTGGAGGGCTTCGCTGACTAGGGGCATTGGCGTCTCTCAAAGGGCCGCTTCGTTGATCCGTGATTGAGCGTATAAACGCTCTTGGCGCGGACCCGCGAAGCTGATCCGCGTGGACACCTACACTAGACTGCCAAAACCCCAACTCTTCCCCAGAATTTTGGGGAAAATCGGGCTTTTGGCAGTCTAGTGTAGGTGTCTACATGAGACGCGAACGCACCGATGCCCGAGCAGCCCGACGAGTTTCGTGAGATTCCCTTGGACGAGATCGTCGAGCCGTGGATCGTCCTGCGGCTCGTCAACCGGGAGTCCGTCGAATACCTGGAACTGCGCGACTCCATTGCGCATCAGGGCCTCCTTAACTCCATCTGCGTGCGCCCGTCGCCGCGAGCGCCGGGCAAGATGGAAGTGGTGGACGGCCTTTATCGGCGAGCAGCATGTTGCGAGTTACAGCGGCCGACGATGCCCTGCATTGTCAAGCACGGACTGACGGACGAGGACGTATTGTCGCTCCAGATTCAGGCCAATGCCCTACGGCCGGAAACGACGGTGACGGAGTACGCCCGCCAGATCAAGCGAATCATGGAGGCTATCGCTGCGCGGCAAGGAAAGGACGCCACCCTATCGGAAGTGTGCAGGTTGATTCACAAAACTCCCGAGTGGGTCCGCCGGCAGCTTAGTCTGCTCACGCTGCAAAGGGACATTCAGAAGATTGTGGATCGCGGTGAGATACCACTTCGTTCCGCTTACCTGCTGGCCAAATTGCCGATTGTCCACCAACCGCAGCTTGTCGCTCTGGCAAGAACGGCTCCGGCGCGGGAGTTCACGCCCGTGGCTGCCGGTCTGCTCAAGGAGATCAAAGAGGCGGCGCGGCAGGGAAAGCTGTACGAGTATTGCCGGGATTTTATGCCCGAGCCGTACCTGCGATTCCTGAAGGACGTGCTTGACGAATACCGCGAGCATCGGCTGGGTGGCTTGGCCGTCGTCAAGGCCGGCTGCAAGACGCCGGTTGACGGCTGGTACACGGCGCTGCGATGGGTTCTGAATCTGGACGAAGAGAGCGTCCGCGAGCAAAGAGAAAGATTCGTGGCGCGAACCGGCGCTGCACTTCTGGAACGGAGGGTCAAGCCATGTGACGAAATGCGCACTGAAGACAACGATGACAACGAGCACAACGAGCAACCCACCTTCTCGACGCCTGAAACCTGAATCTTGAACCCCAACAACGAGGAAAATCATGTCCGACACCGCTTTAGTCCCCGTCAATCTCGATCAGCTTCCCTCCACCCAGATCGGCACCGACGACCAGTTCGCCGAATTGGCGAAGGGCGGCGATTACCTCGGCCGGCTGAAGCTCTACACCAAGAGCAAGGACGCCATCAAGGGCCTCATCCAGGACGGCCACTACGGCATCCCGGAGTCTGAGAAGGAGATCACTGACCTGGGCGAGTCCGTGGATATTCTGCCCTTGGCCCGTCGCCCCAAGGCCATCGACATGACCGACATGGAGGCCCTGGTCATTTCCTACGAACCGGAATCGGAAGAATTCAAGCGGATTCAAGCCCAGTCGCTTCAGACTGATTCCCACTGTCAGTATGGCCCCAGCTTCCTTGTGTACGAGCGGAGCACCGGCCGCTTCCTGGAATTCTTCTGCGGCAACAAATCGAGCCGCCGCGAGTCGGGAAAGGTTTTCCCCTTCCTGCCGCTCACTCAGGCCGACATCGACGCCAAGGCGGGGGCCGGCAATCCGGTCGGCGATCTGAAACCGCACGGCCCGATCCCGGTCACACTGAAGGTCGAGGTGGCTGAGAACCGCAAGGGCATCTGGCACGTCCCCGTTGTGACAAAGTGCTCTACGCCCTTCACCCGGCTGCCTTCTGACGATGTGATTCGGCGGGAGATTGTCAAGTTCCTCGCCGTCAAGGACAACGGCGTCGAGAAGGTCCAGGACACTAGACCGGCCCGCGCCCGCTGATCCATTTGCTCCCTGCCGGATTTGCCGCGAGGCCCCAGCAGGGTTCTTGACGCCGTAGTGTTAAGCAGCACACCGGCCGGAGGCCGAAAGTCCGGGTTCAACCCCTGGCGGCGTCTTTTCTTCTGGGATTGGCGATCTATGAACCCGGATTGCGTTTTGATCCAGATGCCGATCATTGACTTTCAGACCTTCATCGGTCTGAGTCACCGACTGTTAGGTCGCTCGCCGGCCGCGCCATCGGATGCCTGCCGACGGGAGTTGTCGGACGCTGAGCGGTTTCTAAGCTGTCTCGCCACCATGCGCGACGAGCGCGCACCCGTGGGGCTGTCGCCTCATCTCTTGAAGCACGTCTCGTTCAGCGTCTTCATCGGCGCGGATGAACAAGACATGCTGGAAATCCTTCAGCTTTGCGCAGGGATGCCGTTTGTCGTGGCGGAGACCATTGTGCGGGGCGTCCAGGCGGCGGTCGTCACGGGCACCTTGGACCAATGGCGGGATGCCATCGTGTCAGGATGCAGCAAGGGTGTCCCCTCTCCCGTGCGGCGTTGCTTTAACAGGCTGCACGCTCTGTTCGTCGCCGCCGGCCTCAACGTATGGGGCGACTACACGCCGCGCAGCGCACCCGATCAGACCTTCCTGCTTTTGGAAGACAAAAGAGGCCGCTAGCTGTCGAACTTTGCGGTTTTTTTCGGATATACATGGTACACGACTTTCACGGCTTCTAGCGTGCATACACCAAATGCAGCCCTTCTTTGAGCAAGACAAGCTGACGCTCTATTGCGGCGATCTCCGCGAGGTGCTGCCGACGCTGCCCGAGGCGTCGGTGGACTTCGTGGTCACGGACCCGCCCTACGGCCTCGGCTTCATGGAGAAGGACTGGGACTACGACGTTCCGGGGCCGGAGTATTGGCGGGCCATTGCTCGCGTCTGCAAGCCCGGTGCGCTCATGTTGGCCTTCGGTGGCACGCGGACTTACCACCGCTTGATCTGCGCGATCGAGGACGCCGGGTGGGAGATTCGGGACTGCCTGATGTGGTTGTACGGCCAGGGTTTCCCGAAGGCGGCCGACGTAGGCAAGATGATCGACAAGGCGAAAGGGGCGGTGCGCGAGGTCGTCGGCACGAAGCTCGGCCAGCCCGGCTATTCGCTGGCCGACAACGGACGGACGAACGAGGTCTATGGCGATCTGCACAACCCAGAGGCCGAGTGCGCAATCACGGCCCCCGCGACTCCCGAGGCCGCGAAGTGGACAGGCTGGGCCAATGCCCTAAAGCCGGCCTGGGAACCCATCGTCTTGGCGATGAAGTCCCTTGACGGGACGCTGGCCCACAACGCCGAGAGGTGGGGCGTGGCCGGCATGAACATCGACGCTGCCCGCATCGGCGACAACCCTGGCTACAGGTACAACGCCGACCGCAACGGCACCACATTCCACGGCAAGCAGGGCGATCGGATCAAGCAGTCGGCCGAGAAGAAGGGCTGCCAGTTCATCGAATCGACCAAGGGCCGCTGGCCGGCGAACGTGCTTCTGGACAAAGACGCTGCTGTCCAACTGGACGATCAGACCGGCACGCTCACCAGTGGCAGCAACAACATCCGCACCAAGTCCGGCGACGGCTATCACGGCGGAATAGGCAAAGCCGGCGATGCCCAGGTGGCTTACGGCGACTCAGGCGGCGCGAGCCGGTTCTTCTATTGCGGCAAGGCCACCAAGAAGGAGCGGGGACCGGGCAACGACCATCCCACCGTTAAGCCACTGACGCTCATGGAATACCTGTTGACGCTGCTTTCCACCCCAGACGGTGGCGTGATTCTTGACCCGTTCGCCGGCAGCGGCACGACGCTCTTGGCCGCCAAGCGGCTCGGCCGCCGCTCGATCGGCGTCGAGTTGACCGAGCACAATTGCGAGATCGCCAAGTCGCGCCTCGTGGTTTGAGGGAGATTGCATGTCGCTTGACGCAGTTAAGATCGAAGCCCAAACATCCAGCGGTACGCGGATTCGCGTTCCGGTCTTACTGGAGCAGAAGGACGGCCGCATCTACTTCTGGGACGGCAAGGTCGGCACGAAGACTCGCTTCGGTCTGATGGCGGAAGTCAAGGCGATGCGAGGCGCGCACTTCCACGGCTACGACGATGAGGGCGAATATGCCAAGTGCAAGGTGTGGTCGGTGGACGACTGCCAGCGTAACCGTGTGCAGATCGGCTACTTGGCCGGCGAGAACGTCTATGCCTGGTTCGACCGCCCGCTACAACGCTTCGTCTATCGCCTTCTGACACGCGGCGGCTTGCCACAGTCGATCATGCCACATCAGGTCGATATGGCCGATGCCGGCCTGACGTACCACTACCAGATATTCGGCGCGGAAATGGGCACGGGCAAGACCCTCGCCGCCCAGATGGTCATTGAGAAGTCCGGCGTCAACCTTGTCTGGTGGGTGGGGCCGAAGACCAGTCTGCCGAACATCAAACGCGAGTTCAAGCTATGGGGCTTCCCTTTCGACAAGTGCCAGATCGAGTTCTTCACCTATGAGGGTCTGGTCCGTGTCATGGATGAATGGGACGGCAGCCAGCCGTTGCCGCAATTCTTCGTGGCGGATGAGTCCAGCCGTTGCAAGAACGACACGTCGCAACGCTCGAAAGCCTGTCAGAAACTCGCCGACCTGATCCGCGAGAAGTACGGCTTCAACGGCTACGTGATCCTCATGTCGGGCACGCCGTCGCCGAAAACACCGTGCGACTGGTGGAGCCAGTGCGAAATCGCTTGGCCCGGTTTCCTCAAAGAGGGCAGCCGGCGGGCAATGGAAGAGCGACTGGCTTTCATGGTCGAAGCCGAATACGACGCCGGCAAGTTCAAGAAGCGAATCGGCTGGAAGGACGACCAGCGGAAGTGCGCCAAGTGCGGCGACACGTTGGAGGAGGGGCCACACGAGTTGGATGGCATCACAGACCCCGACAGTTACCATCCGTTCGAGCCCAGCAAGAATGAAGTGGCATATCTGTACGAACGACTCAAAGGACTGGTGATCGTCAAGCACAAGAAGGACTGCTTGCAACTGCCCGAAAAGCGCTACCGCCGAATCGTCTGCAAGCCGACCGCCAGCACCCTGCGCGTGGCTGAGGCCATCGTCAGCGCGGCTCCCAATGCTGTCACCGGCATGACCTGGCTGCGGGAATTGAGCGACGGCTTCCAATATCGTGAGCAACAGGACGGCGTGACGAAATGCACGCACTGTACGGACGGGACGGTTGCCGAGTGGATGGACCCGCAAGACCCCGAGGCGACGTATCAAGCCATCGACCTGCTCGATCCCGCCCTGAAGGCCCGGCTGGTTAAGCAGATCATCCCCTGTCCAGCCTGCGGCGGCAAGCGTGAAGTTCCCAGGATGGTTCGCATCGCGCGGGAAGTCCCATGTCCGAAGGACGCCGCGCTCAAGATGCTCTTGGACGAGAACGAGGAGGTGGGCCGCATCGTTGTGTTTGCCGGCTTTACCGGCTCCGTGGACCGCATCGTCAGGTTGTGTCTGAAGGAAAAGTGGGACGTGGTGCGGTGCGACCAGGGCGACTTTCAGGTGTTCGCCGCCAAGAGCGACAGCCCGGACGGTGCGCCGGCGACGGACGAGGAGCCATTGGACTACTGGGCCAATCAAGAGGGCCACGGCAAGGTCGCTTTCGTGGCCAACCCGGAGTCGGGCGGCATGAGCCTGACGCTGGTGGAGGCGCGCACGGCGGTGTACTGGTCCAACAGTTGGAAACCTGAATACCGCGTGCAGAGCGAAGACCGCATCCATCGCAAGGGCATGGACGAAAACTTGGGATGCACCATCGTGGACTTGATCCACCTGCCCAGCGATGAGCGCGTGCTGGACGTGATTCGCGCCAACCGAAAGCTGGAGCTAATGACGCTGGGCGAAGTCCTGGAAGGCGTCGATTGGACCGATGCCGGCGACGACGGCGAAATGTCCGTGGAGGAAGTAACGCCGTGAGTCGCATCGTGTTTGAGATCGCGCTGTCCAAAGGGAAGTGGAATTATCATCCCTCTTCTCAGCGAGTGCGACGAAAGTTGGAACGGATTTTCGAGGATTCGTTGCTGGAGGTGACGTTTGATGACTCTGGCGACGGTGCGATTGAAGCGGAAGTTCACGTAGAGGGCAGCGAGGATTCTTGGGAGGACATTTGTGATTCCGTCTTCACAGCCTTTTTGGAATGGAAGCCCGAGTACGAGAGCATGATTGAAGTCGGCATTGCGTACATCGACGAATCTTTCGAGGGTTTGGTCGGCTGCGTTCAGGACGACATGGACGATTGCGACTTTAAGGATCGGATCGAACGAATCTGGCTGTGACCGTGAAATCATTTCAACCCGTGGAGTTGCAACGATGAAGTACGTGCTATTGGTCCCGATTCTGATTTCCCTGGCTGTCGCGCCGGCGTTATCCCAACCGCAATCCGGCTGGTGGCCCTGACGAAGGCGGTATGCCTGCCTTCAAGCCGCCGTTCGACTTTGATAAGGCCATCAATTGGGTTGAGCGACTGTTCAACCGCGCGGGGCGTCGGTCCTCTTGAGGCCGCCTCTCTCTGCCCTGATCCCGCCTCTTGTGACCGACGGCACTTGAGCCGGGTGGTGGAAGGGCAGCGCCACCCGGCCTCTCTCAGCCAATTACCGGCCAGCGCGACACGGAGAGATCATGCGATTGACAAAGAAGACGGTCGAACAGATCAAACAGGCCATCGCCGACGGCGCGACGCAGCCGGACATCGCCAAGCGGTTCAAGGTGAGCCGCAGCATTGTGTCCGACATCGCCACGGGCCGGGTCCACAAAGACGTGGATTGGCCCAATGGCGAGCCCCCCAGGCCAAAACGGGCCGGCGGCCAACACAAGAATGTCCCCGACTATGATCCGACCGACAAACGGATCATGGAGCTGGAGGCCGAGATCGTCCACTTGACGGACGAGCGGAACCGTGAGCGGCAGAAGGTCAAGGCCGGGGCGAAGGTTGCCGGCCTGTTCAAGGCGGTCGTGGCAGAGATGGAACAGCGGATCAAACCGATTGTCGCTCTCCCCTCCCAACTCGAATACCGTCGCAAGGCCCAGATCGTCGAGCACTGCGTCATGCACCTCTCGGACGGCCATCACGATCAAGTCGTGATGCCCGATCAGGTCGGCGGCCTGGAGGACTACAACTTTCCGATCTCATGCTGCCGCGCCGAGCGATACGTCAACACGGTCGTGGAATGGACTCAGGACACCCTGGCCCCGAAGTTCTATTTCCCAGTGCTGTGGGTGCTCGCCTACGGCGATTTCACCAGCGGCGAAATCCACAAGGCGTGCGAGCGGTCCTATTACCGCAACCAATTCAAGAACTGCCTTGCCATTGGGCAGCTTCATGCCTTGATGTACCGCGACCTGGCCGCCCACTTCGAGGAGGTAAACGTCCTCTATCTGGCCGGCAACCACGGCCGGCGAACGCCGAAGAAGGACTACCTTGGAGCGCATGACAACTGGGACTATCTCGTCGGCGAGGTAGCGCGGCTGCATTGCCGCGACCTGAGCAACGTCCACTTTACCATCCCCGATGCCTGGAGCGCCAACGTCAACATCAATGGCGTCGGTTTCAACGTGAGCCACGGCGACGACGTGCGCTCGAACCTGGGTATCCCGTGGTATGGAATGGTCCGCCGGCAAAAGGGCCTGATCGCCCTGGGCGCGGCGGCGGGTGCCCAGCGGTGCCGCTATTTCTGCGTGGGCCATCACCATGCCGCCAGCGTGCTGTCGGACGTGGATGGCGAATTGCTGGTCAACGGATCGTGGGTCGGCACCGATGCCTTCGCCTACAACTCGCTATCTGGCTACCGCGAGCCAGCCCAATGGCTGCACGGAGTCAATCCGAAGCACGGCATTACCTGGCGAATGAACTGCAAGCTGCGTCACGAGAACGAAAAGCATGGTCCCAAGCGATACCTGATTGACGGTGGCCGCGATGTGGGACCGCTCAAATCCTAAGCGGAGAGAACCATGCCTATTCATCGCACGACGAAGAACGGCAAGCCGGCGCTCCAGTACGGCACCCACGGTGCCAAGTACACCTACACGCCGGGCAACAAGGCGAGCCGCGAGGCCGCCAAGCGGAAGTGCATCAAGCAGGCCCTTGCCATCCAACGGCGCAGCGGCGTTCCTGCGGACCTCTGAGCGATGGAGGCCGCCATGCCAAAACGAGTTGGCCGCCGGATCATCGAGCACTGGCGCGATGGCGAGTGCATCGCCAAGGTCGAAGTCACGGAGAAGATGATCCAACGCAACGAGGACGGCACGGCGCGGGTCGTGTTCTCGCCGGGGAGCATCACCTTGGCGACTGGCGACGAGTTGCACTTCGACGTGGACGGACTCACTGAGCGATTGAAGGGAGACAAGTGATAAGGTTCCGGGCGCTGTTTATCGGCGGTCCAGTAGATGGGCAAGAGCGAGTCCTGGCGGGCGACTACGCGCGTATCCAAATTCCCGGCCGGGGCGAGCCGCAGCACGTCTATCGACTGCTGTTTGCTTATGGCACGCAAACCACGCTCGTTTACTCGTTGTATGGCGTGGATGAAACCTTGAACCGACTGTGGCACCGCTATTCGGGAGAAGACCCATGCTGAGCAAATTGTGCTGGTATTTCTGGCAGTTGTTCCCTTGCACCTACCGGACCTTCTACGGCGACGACTTTGGTCGCATCCATTTCGCCGTGTGGAAGATGTGGTTCGGCCGCTGCTATCGCGGCAATGACGTGATCGTGGACACGTTCGCCGGCACGCTGGACGACACGCTCCGGCTGCTGGATGCGCTGTGCGCCGTCAATCGTCGCTGCCCCCTGGCCTAGTTCTGGAGAAAGCCATGCCCATCTTTTGCGTCAGTGATCTGCATCTGTGCGACCGGGGCTACCGCGACAACTTCGCCGTGGAAGGCCGCGAGGCCAGCTTCCATAAGTTCCTAGACTTCGTGGAAGCCGAGAGCGGCCAATTGTACATCCTGGGCGACTTGTTCGACTGGTGGCAGGCCAACCTGAGCAAATCAGTGTGCGTCTATCGAGACTTGCTTGCACGCCTGACGCATGTTGGGCCGGCTGGTGCCCTGTGGGTCGCTGGCAACCACGACAACGCCCTGACCGACTTCATCGGCAGCGAGATCAAACTGCGGGGCATCGAATTGCCCGCCATGAGCAAGGCGTTCGAGGCCACTATCGGCGGACGGCGATTCGCTTTCCTCCACGGCCACGAGTCCGATCCCTACTGCCGCGACCTGAACCCCGGCACCGGAGAAATAACCGCGATCATCTCAGGGCTGCTTGAGGACCGCAATCGGGGGCCGTTCACGAGAAACCGTCATGCCGTGGAGGACCAGTTCGTCGGCACGTTGGAAGGAGCCTTGACCCTCTGGCGGAAACTGACGTTACAGCACGGTCGCTTGGACGAAATGATTGACGGCGTGGAAGCGTGGCGCATCGAAGCCGGAGCTGATGTGGTGGTCTACGGTCACACGCACGAAGCGGGGCGCATCGGTGATCGTCACTTCAACACCGGCACCTGGTCCAGGACGAACGACACCTTCGTGCGAATCAGCGATGACGGCCGCGCGGCTGTCTGGGAGTGGCGGCACGACAATCAGGCTGTTCCGTTTGCCCGTACCTTGCGATGAAGCCACTGGAACAATACCAAGCGTACTCCATCCCGGCGGCAGCAATCTACAACGATGCCGTCCTTAACTGCCGGGGTGAGTTCACGCTGCAATCCGTCAAGGAGTTGGCCGACAGCATCGCCCACACGGGGCGGCTGATCTGCCCGCTGGCAGTACAGCCGTGGGCAAACGAGCCTGGCTTTGAGTATCGGCTGATCGTCGGGCACCGCCGCTTCCGGGCCGTGACCGAGTTGCTCAAGTGGGCCGAAGTGCCGGCCTACATCTGCAAGGGATTAAGCGACCACGACGCTCGGATGTTGAACTTGGCCGAGAACCTGCAACGCAAGAGCCTGAATATCCTGGAAGAGGCCCGCGCGATCCAGAAGCTATACCCGAAAGGTTCGACGGTGCGGGAAGCGGCCACGGAGCTAAAGCGCCCGAGGATGTGGGTGTGGGTGCGGGTGAAGCTGCTGCGGATGCCCGAGGCGATCCAGCAGAAAGCGGCTGCGGGGCTCCTTTCCGAGGCGAATTTGACCACGCTGGTCGGTATTGAGCGCCCCGACGAACAGATTAAGGCCGCCGACGAGATTGTCGCGGCGCGACGGCGGGGCAAGGGAAAGTTTCTGCCCGGTCTGGACAAGACGTATAAACGCCGTGGCACTCGCGCGCCTGGCCAGATCAACCGCATGATCGAGCGGATGCTGGCGGCCGGCATTAGCGGTCTTCCAACGCGCGTGGCGGCGTGGTGCGCCGGCCAAGTCCCGGACGAAGAGTTGCTGAAAGAAATCGGGGAGTCCAATGGGCGCTGAACCGGGCATCGACATACGCAAACTGAAGCCGGACACGACCATCCTCCTAGAGGCGGCCCCATACCTTTACGAAATCAAGGTCATGCACCCGGCCCACAGCATCGTGGAGATCAGTTCAAGCGATCCTCGGCTGCGCGCGGCGACCGTGGGGCAGGTGCTCCACAGTCTGCACTGGTCGAGTCCAGCAGCCCCGATTCCCGCATGGATCGGCAAGGGCCGGGCCTTGGAAATCCGTTTCCGCAACGGGACGTACCGCACGCAGCCGGCGACGGCCGCCAGCGTGAGCGGAAGGCGTGAAGACAGCAGTCGTTGGTCCTACGAGGTCTTCTGAAGTGAGCCACCCGCCGAAACTATACCTTGATACGGAGACCTGCGGGCTGCACAGCATGATGGTGCTGCTGCAATATGCCGTG